ATTCAGCCAAAGCTGCTACCAAAATGGTAGATATGTTAGACGAGGACGGTACGACTCCTCATGCTAGTATTAGAATGGAAGCAGCCAAACAAATCCTTGATAGAATTGGTATTGTTAAAAAAGAACAAATGGATATAAATATGAAAGCAATGCATGGATTATTTATACTACCCCCTAAAGAAGAACCTAAAGAATCAATTGTAACCCCAGTGGAAGAATAATTATGGGACTATTTAGTAAAAATAAAAAAGAACCTAAAGATGCACAGGATCTATTAAAAAAACTTAAGGTAGAACGTAATGCTGCAGCTTTAGTTCTTCATCCAGGAAAGAAAGGGAGTAGACGATTAGACCGTCAGGCTCTTAAAGATAGTATATGGATAACTAAAGAAAAGAAAAAAGAAATTAAAACAGAATTTAATAAGTATAAAATTGACCCCGATAAACCAGCAGAGGATAAATCAAAGCCAATAAGTGACCCTGCCAGATTTAAGAATTTAAAGTTTGGAAAAGTTTATAGTGGAAAAACAAGAAAAGCCAAATACACAGTATAGAGGAATAATATGCCCGCTAGTAAAATAAAATATATAGATTCAGAAGGAAATGTACAAACTTACATAGGTAATCCTAGATATTTTAAAAAGTCAAAAAAAAAGGTAGAGCCAAAAGAAATAAAAAAGCCATATACAAATAAATATAAGAAAAAGAAAACATAATTGTTAGAGAAGATTAAAAGAAAAGCCAGAACAATTCCCTTTGGCTATAAGATTGACGATACAGGGAATTATTTGATTCCAATAGAATCAGAACTAGAAGCATTAGAAGAAGCAAAGAATTATTTAAAAACGTGTTCACTAAGAGAAGTGGCAATATGGCTAACAAGGAAAACAGGAAGGTACATCTCATATGTCGGACTTAACAAAAGAGTTAAACGAGATACCACCTCCAAAGCCAAAGAAGATAGTCAAGAGAAAAGCCAAACGATCAGCTAAAGCTATACTAGCAAGAACACGCAAGAAAGTTGCAAAAGCAGAACAATCACTACGTTCAGCCAAAGCTCACGCAGAAAATACCAAAAAGAAACTGTTAACTATTAACAAAGCTTTAGATGGTAAAGAGCAGCAACTTATAACCCAAGACGTAATAGATGAAGTTCCTAAAAGTATACAGGAGCATATTTCTCAGCACAAGGTAATTTTTAAACCTAATAGAGGTCCACAAACAAATTTCCTAGCTGCATCAGAACGAGAAGTATTCTATGGTGGAGCAAGAGGTGGTGGTAAGTCATATGCAATGTTAATTGATCCACTACGATATTGTCATAAAGAAAACCACAGAGCATTATTATTACGGAGAACAATGCCTGAGTTGAGAGATTTGATTAATCACTCTCAAAGATTATACTCAAGAGCATTTCCAGGAGCAAAATGGAGAGAGCAAGAAAAAGAGTGGAGGTTCCCATCAGGAGCAAAGATAGAGTTCGGATACGCAGAGAACATGACAGACGCTTTACGTTACCAAGGTCAATCTTACACATGGATAGGAATAGACGAACTTCCACAATATCCTTCGCCAGATATATATAATTTTTTAAGATCGTCACTTAGATCAGTTGATCCTAATATACCAGTTTATATGAGAGCTACAGGTAATCCAGGTAATGTAGGTTCACAATGGGTTAAAGAGATGTTTGTAGATCCTATAGATCCAAATACAGCTTTTAACGTAGAGGTAACTACGCCCAAAGGAATAAAATATATTACTAGAAGATTTATTCCTGCTAAGTTACAAGATAATCCGTACCTTATGCAAACAGAAGATTACTATGCAATGTTATCTTCTTTACCAGAAGTACAAAGAAAACAATTTTTAGATGGAAATTGGGATGCATTTTCAAATGCAGCTTTTCCAGAATTTAACAGGGATATTCATGTTGTTGAACCTTTTGAAGTACCTAAAGGCTGGCAGAGATTTCGTGCTGCAGACTGGGGCTACAGTTCTCCTGCTTGTGTTCTTTGGTTTGCTATTGATTATGATAATAATTTATGGCTGTATCGAGAACTATATACCCAAAAGATTACGGCAGATGTATTTGCACGAAAAGTCTTAATGTTAGAACGTGATGAATACATACGCTACGGGGTCTTAGACGCTAGTACATGGGCAAAACGAGGTGATATTGGTCCAAGTATCGCAGAAACAATGATTCAAACAGGGTGTCGCTGGAGACCTTCCGATAGAACTCCTAAGAGCAGAATTAGTGGAAAATTAGAGATTCATAAACGATTAAAGTTAAATGATGATAAGAAAAAGGAACCAGGACTTAGAATTTTTGCAAACTGTAGAAATTTATTAAGAACATTTCCTACACTTCCATTGGATGATAATAATCCAGAAGATATAAATACACATGTAGAAGATCATGCTTATGATGCATTAAGATATGGTTGTATGAGTAGACCAATGCATACAAGTTATGCAAACAGATTTAATAAAACTCCTAGACCACAATTTCAACCAGTTGATAGAATATTTGGATATTAATTAATATTACATAGGGGTGAATGAAGAAAAGTAAGTTACCTGTTATAGATAAAAAGAATTTTCCTTATACATTAGCAATGGTATATTGGGAAGATATAGTTGGTGATGTATCTTGGGCTGATATCCATGATATTAAAAAATCTAAAACAGCAGTATGTTGTAGTGTAGGATGGATAGTACACAATAATAAAACAACTGTTGTTATGGCTGATTTTATATTTGAAGACAGTGGTAAAATAAAACAAGGTGGTGGATATACCACTATACCAACTAAAAACATATTGTCAATTAAAAAAATAAAACTATAGGAGAAACCCCGTGGCAAGAAAAAAGAAAACAAGAACAGTCTCAGATGTTATTGAGGATATCAGAGAGTTACATGAAAAGGAAGAAGACTTATTAATGGAACTTGAAGATTTAACTGAAGAGTCTGATATTGATGAAGGAGATGAATAATGGAAAATAAATTTGATCCAAAAACTAAAGTGAAACAAGGAGATCTTGGTTCAGCACCTGATGGCAAACAGCCAAATCAGGAAGCTACTAATATTGACTTTGAGAAACATGCACCTGGTAAAGGTAATTCTAAAAATTATTTAGATTTAGAAAAGAGTGGTGAGTATTTAACTAAATCAGGTAAAGAGCATGTACAAGATTCACTGTTTAAATTAGCTGACCAGAAGGATTACTAATGACTACTGAATTAAAAATATATATAAAATCTGATAAGGAGGAAGAAAAAGAAGAACGAAAAAAAAAGCAAAAGGCATATATAAAAAAACATGGTCCACGAAAACCTCGTAGAAAAACATTAGCGGTTACAGATAAATATAAAGAAATTAGAGAATCAGTATTTGGAAAACTTAAGAAAAAAAAGAAAGACTACACAAATCAATAAATAATAAGGAGAATAATTATGCCGTATGGATATAAATATCCCTCAGATAATGAGATCTATAAAGGAAAAATTAAAAAGGGAGACCTTTCTAATGTTCCTGATGGAAAACTTTATCGTGAAGGATTAGAAATAGATTCTAATAAAAAAATTAAACAAGGTGATTTAGGATCAGAATCAGGTTCAATAGGAAAAAAAGAAAAGGTTGATAAATCTATTTTTACGAAAGCTGAACAAAGAGACTATTAGTCATGGTTATTAGACCTGATAAAGATGTTCTTAATGAGCATGCTAAGTTTAATAAATTTGATAAATATAAAGCTGAACAAAAGCCTGATGTAATGAAGGTAGCAGAATTAAAATTAGGATCTGGGGCACACAAAGCTGCAATTCTTGCAGTTGCTAAACAAGAAGCTGATCAATCTGCAGGTATACCTACAAAATCCACTGAAGAAATTTTAAATGATATTAAAATGAAAAAGGGTGGAGAAAATGTTACTTTAGACGACTTAAATAAATTAAGATAATAAATGGCTGATAACGAAACTGAAAATCTAGATCCATTTGTTGGATTTATAAGAGAAAAATTCCAACAATCGG